CAAACATATCGTACTGCTCTTTGTCTTCTTCCGGGTCATAGTCCTGCTGCCAGCACTGGAATGCGTTGCGGAGGTCTTTGGCCTGTTCTCTGGTAATAGTGCTCATGGGTTAGTCCTCACCTTTCTGTTGCACTACCGGAACCGATAAATCGACGCACCAGGAGATAACGCCGAATTGATCATCGTTCTGCGCTTCACCCCAAACGTAATATTTTGATCCTGGCCGACCCATTGCCGGGTCAAATACTTCTATGCCGCGTTCTGCCGTTAACGACATCAGAATCTGATGCAGGCCGCCTTTGATGTTCAGTGACGGAACGGTCAGGAAGTAAATAAACCCGTAAAGCAATTCGGCCTTGCGCTGGCTTCCGTAAAAATACGGGATTTTGTAATAATCCAGCGCGTCGTCGAGCCAGTCTGTTTTGTCGTGGAATTTCTGATGCCAGCGTTCCACTACCTCATCGACAGGTTGACCGGCAACCATTGCAACGCAGGTAGCCATGCAGGTGTTAAATGTTGGCTGCATTTGATGTTGAAGCATCACTCCCCCTTACCGATGCCAGCGGCGCGGTCTATGCGTTCGATTTCAGCCAGAATTAAAGCCCCTGCTTTTACCAGGTTGCGACGGCGGGCATTTGGCTTCCACCATGAAGCATCCCAAGGCCACCCCCACGGCTTGCCACCATTGCGGTTAACAGTTCCTGTTTCGTTTATGTAACAAACCGCCGCCATTGCCAGTTCGCCGTTGCAGTGCTCGTCGTCATGCTCTGGCGTCCATCCCTCAATGGTTTTCTGCCGCTGGCGTTCTGCTACCACATCAAGAATTGCGGGATTGAATGCGCCCCCCTCCAGTTCTGCTATGCGCTTCTCTGCGGATTCCAACTCATCCAGCATCGCCAGCACGGTGGCGGGGTTGGCTGCGGCGATAAATGCAGCATCACGCGCTTCGTTTTCACTGAATACCATGGCTATTTGCTCATGGTTCACGCCGTCAGTGGAGTAAATCTCATCGTCGAACTCAACAGCCCACCGGCCTTTCGTCGCCTTCTCCGCTGCTTCCCGTAATCCACGTTTGTCGATGTTGCTCATTGGGCGGCCTCCTGAATAACAGCACCTTTGGATTCAATGCGCTTATGGCGCTCACGAAACCACTGGTGAAGATCCATCAGCTCTTTGTCGAGTGGCGCGTATTCGCGGTCAAAATAGGCCTGAGCGTCTTTCTCGTCCTCGTTGGGTAGCTCACCAGTACCAAGCAGGGTGTTAAAAATCCATGCCATCCCGTTCTTGGCGTCGCCGGTGGTGCGCCAGTCGATAACAGCCGCTTGCATGACAATCAGGTTCTTACCGAACATCCGATCAAGCTCTTTGAAGCGATTCCGAATGTACTCGTTCTCGTCTTTCAGCTCGGCGTTCTGCTTCTCTGCGTCAGCCAACACATCAGCGCGAGCACGCTGCACATCCAGTTGCGTAGCCAGTTCACGCACCAGTGCGGCAGACTCAGCGCAATGCAGCTCTTTCGCCAGCGCATGCCCGGCAGCTACGAGTTCTTTAGTTTTGTTGGTCATACCGCACTCTCCTGATGAATGATTTCCAGATCCAGCTTTTGAGCCAGAGCGTGTTCCGCTTTTGCGCCTGCGGAGTTCTGCCAGCCGGACAGCAGGAAAATGCCGTCAGCGCAGCGGAGCATCGCGAGACAAATATCCATGTACTCTGGCTGGCTCAGGCCATCGGGAAGCGTCGCAGGGTTTAACACCACATGGCCTTCCGACGACAGGCGCATAGCCTCAAAATGGAACGCAGGGCGGTTAAATTTCGGGATGCCGGTCATTGGCCCAGCAATGTAAATTTTCATCAAAATTCCCTCTTTTTGTTGGGTCTGGCATCATTCGCGCGGCGTTTCTGCTCAGCAGCAGCCTGGTCACAGTCGTAGATCGCACCGTTGCGCTGGTCGCAATACACAACGCCGGTCGGGCCGTGGCGGTTCAGGCGCAACAGCAATTCGGTAGCCGCCTGATCTGCGTTTTCGTCGTATGCGCCTTCGCGGTAGATGCCGATCCAGTAATCACAATCCTGCTCAATCTGCCCGGTGTCGCGGGAATCACTCGGCATCGGGCGTTTGTTAGTGCGCTTCTCCAGATCACGGTTCAGCTGGGTAAGCAGCACCACGATGCAGTTCAGTTCCTTCGCCAGGTTCTTCAGCCCCTTCGTGATAATCCCGTAGGCCAGATCGTTACGGTCAGCCTTGTCTGCGGTCATCAGGGTCAGGTAGTCCACCAGCACCATGCCGACAGAGCCGCGTTCGCGTTTAATGCGGCGTGACTCTGCAACGATGTGCGCCAGCGTGATCCCTGGCGTGTCGTCGACGTATAGATTCCCGGTCTGGGCCAGACGTCCACCAGCGGCAAAAGCCATTGCCACTTGTGCGTCGTCGTACCGATCGCCATAAAACACGTCGGTATTCACGCGGCTGACCTGTCCGATCATGCGCTCCACAATCTGCTTATCCGGCATTTCGAGGCTGAACATCAGCGCGGGGAGCTGCTCAACCTCGGCACAGTTGACGGCCAGCTGGCTATACAGCGTGGTTTTACCCATCTTTGGACGTGCGCCGATCACCATCAGAGCGCCTTTAACCAGCCCTTTCGGTTGCAGCAGGTTATCCAGCGATCCGATCCCCGTCGACAGTCCACGCGTTGCGTCTGAGTCGCTCCAGCGCGCTTCCACCTCATCCACCCAGTCGCCCATCACTTCCGAAAACTCGCGGAGCCCTCGGCGGTTACCGGTTTTCGCGTAGTCAGCGATATCGGTGAACAGAGTCTGAATAGCGTCAAACTTCTGGCTGGTGGTCATCCCGTTGCGGGAGAACAGCAGTTCAGTAGCGCTGGTCAGCTTGTCTATGCCGTAGCGCTCCATGGCTTTCTCGCGCACCAGCATTGCGTAGTGAACGATGTTCGCCGCGCTGGGGGTGTTTTTAGATATCTCGGCCATGTAAGCGAAGCCACCAGCCTGCTCGCCAAGCCCTTTCGACTCCAGCGACTCAATCAGGGTGATCAGGTCGATAGGCTTCTGGTTGGCTACCAGCTCCCGCATCTCGGCGAAAATAACCTGGTGGGGGCGGATGTAGAACGATTCTGGTTTGAGCATCGACATGGCGGTCTGGCAGCGATCGCTACCGCTATCCAGCATCATGCCGCCCAACACACTTTGTTCGGCTTCGATGTTCTGAGGGATCATGTTCATGTCGGTCATAGCGCCTTCTCCCTGGTTTTCAGCAGGGTGTCAGAGCGCAACAGATAATCGAAACTGGCGCGCCAGCCTCTGTCGTTCTCACCGAAGTAAAATTTTGGTGCTCGCTCAGCGAACGCGGCGAAGTAATTCTCCACAGCCTCGACGGTTGGCTCTTTCAGTTCGGTCAGCAGGCGTTTGATAGCACGGCGACGTTTGTCGTTTAGTGCCTCTGCCTGGGGAAGGCGGTCTCCCAGGGTGGTGTTGTATGCAGACAGCACCGCCTGGTAGTCGATCTGGGTTTTCTTTGAGACAGATTTTTCTTCCTGCCCGACACACTCCCCCTTAGGGGGTTGGGGGGTGTTGTTTATTGTCTTTTGTATATTGTCTTTTGTGGTTAGCAGATCCTGCTTAGTTTCAAAAGCAGATTCTGCTAAGGTTTCGCCATCATCCTTAGCACCTTCCGCTAATGTTTCTTTAGCACTTTCAGCTAAGGTTTTATTAGCAACTTCCGCTAAAGAATCCTTAGCAGGTTTAGCTAATGTTTTGCAGAATCCGTTAATCTTTGTTTTCCACTCGATGATGCTGGTATTCATACCCACGCTACGCCCCTCCTGGACCAAGACTTTTTTGGCAACAAGCTGATTTTTTGCAGTCGAACAGTGTGTGTGATGCTTGGCAATCATCTGCTCAAGCTGGTCATTGCTAACCCAGTCCATCTTCTTGTTGTAGCCGTACGTCTTGCGCCAAACAGCGAGGACGACACACAGCTCTGTTTCGCTTAGTCCGGATGCCATGACAGCATCGAGAAGCTCATTAGCAACACGAGTAAAACCATCTTCCAGCTGCGCCACGCGATGCTCCACGACCTCCAGCGGCGGCCTGTAGTCTGCTAACTTAACGACGCCCATTTTTCACTCCCGACGTAGCGAGAGCCAGACGGATCACGCCAACAAGACGTTCGGCGAACGCCCTGTTTTTTGACGCGGCAACCACCAGCCCGTCAGGGGAATCCTGAAGGCGTCGTTCCTCATTTTCCTGGTACTTTTTGCGCTTTGGCATTAGAATTAACCTCGCAATTTACTGACGTTTGTTGCACCTGAGAGCCGCTTGTGTTCGTGCACAGCGGCTTTCGCCTTTTCAGAACAGGCCCGGCTGGGCGTTCCGTTTAACTTTTCGCTTCTCAAAGCGGTCAGCGGGTAACTGCTGCTTCTCCGCCCACAGTTTTGCGTGCCGTAAAACATCATCAAAAATCTTCCCCTTTCTGCTTGCCTGGCTCATGCGCTTGTACATGTCGATAGCCTGGAACGCCCCCCCCCTGAGCCACACCCAGAGAGAAACCGAGCTTCAGCAGTTCTTCACGCACATGCTTTTCGATGAATTCGATATGGTTCATGGTTTAATCCCACCCCAGCGGCCCCGGCCTTGCCCGTTCGGCTTTCAGCCCGATATCAGCGAGCGTTTCGACTGAGGCCAGATATTCACGCGATACCAGCACTGCTTCCGGTGGTGCGGCCTGAATCCCCAGGAAGGCCAGCTCTTTCGCCATGGTGCTGAAATGCCCTTCGGCTTTACGCCTGCTGGCTGTCGACTCGCTGATGCCCATATGCTCGGCGTAAGACTTCTGGCCCACTGATGCAAGCCGGTTGAGCAGGACGCTTTCGATCTCAACCGGATTGATAACTGGCGGGTCTAACTTTCGTGCGATTGCGTTCTCCATGGGTGATAATCCTCATAAAGTGAGTTACGCCACTGGTTTGACTAAATGGCGTGGTTATTTGGATGTGGGAAAATGGATGGAAGATCAGGCCGAAATTCGTATGCCTGAATCTCTCCGTTAACGGCATTAACAAGGTCTGGGACATGAACAGGAGAAATACGCTTCTTCCCGTTCAACCAATCACAGATCGTTGATTGAGCCTTTCCACAGCGTTTAGCTAACTCTTTCTGACTACCGACAAGGGCAATCGCTTTTTCTACTGCGGGGTTCTTCATAATCACCTCAGCTATCAGTTTAAAGCGATTATGTATATCACTTTAGCGATTGTCAATCGCCTATGCGATTCTTTGCCAAACAATCGCCTTGGCGATACTATTTAAAGAGGACTTAAAAAGAGGCTTTTATGGGATTCTCAGAACGCTTAGGGCACGCAATGGACGTCGCTGGATACACGCAGGCTAGGCTGGCGAAAGATGTAGGCATGGCTCAGTCCAGCGTAAATAAGTTACTTAAAGGTGCGAACGGCTCACGAAAAACAGTAGAGATCGCATCTGTTCTGGGTGTGCGTCCTGAATGGCTTTCAACGGGGCAAGGTGAGATGTTGGAATCTGGCATTCGCGAAGCAAACACGCTATGCCAAATTAAACCAGTTATGAATGAGGTTTACCGCGTGGATGTGCTTGACGTTAAGGCCAGCGCCGGTCCTGGCTCGCTAGTTACCAGTGATTTTATCGAAACCATAAGAGCAATCGAATACACAACTGAACAGGCTCGCGCACTTTTCGGAAACCGCCCCGCAGATAATGTAAAAGTTATCACTGTTAACGGCGACAGCATGGATGGAACCATCTCACCAGGAGATCAAATTTTTGTTGATACTGGCGTGACTTATTTTGATGGTGATGGCGTTTACGTATTTGTGTTCGGAAAAACTCTGCACGTCAAAAGACTTCAGATGCAAAGAGATCGGCTTGCTGTCATCTCAGACAACCCTATCTACGAGAAATGGTATGTTGAGTCAGAAGACGAAGATCAGTTCTACGTAATGGCTAAAGTGTTACTAAGACAATCAATAGAGTACAAGCGCTTCGCATAAACCCGGCTTGCCGGGTTTTTTATTGTCCCTGACCTGATTAAAATCCCCCCAATCCCTTCGCTAATGTCATTTCATCGCACATTTCCCAATCAAATAAATAACCTTATAAATCATAAAATTATCGCTTTAGCTAAATAAATTATCGTTTAGGCGATTGACTCAAATAATCGCTTTAGCTATTGTTAGCTCATCCAAACAACGCATTCAAACGCGAATGCCCGGGTAAAAGTTCTGGCAGCCGGGAAGACGGCAAGGGGATGAGATGAAAACTAACCACGCAGTACCAAACAACGGTCGTGCAGTCGTCATGCGCAACAGTCGCACCGGCGCAGCATGGCGGGTTTCCTACGACTACCGCGACGGCACCTACTGGCACGAACCGCAGGGCAATCTGCGCAACATTCGCCGCCCTTATGCCTCACGCACCATCGAACCAAATCTTGTGCCTGCGGGGACTCACTGATGGGAGCCCTGTACGCATTAGTGCTGACCATCACCATGACGAACGGTGATTACCAGGACGCTGTTGTCGGTATTTTCGACAATCAGCAGCAATGTGAAGCGGCAGCGAGTGAGCAAATGGGCGTCACTAACTGCTATCCAGTCGAAGGCATCATTCACGCTGACGAAACGCCAGCGGGTTATGACGCGAAATTTTGAGGGATAAGGGATGTGCAACTGCATTAATGAGGTCGGTGCTCAGATCGAAGCGCGACTGAAAGAGAAGGTTCCGGAAGGTGCTGAAGTAAGCGAAAGCACTTTTGATACCGGTTGGGATAATCAGGTTCTTTCTCTTTCCGAAGGCAAACTGTTTGTGATGCTGAAATACAAACTGGCGTACCGGGCCAAAAAGAAAAACGGCGAAATGTCTAAAAACCTGAACCGCCTGGAAACCAACGTAAAAATGAGTTTCTGCCCGTTCTGCGGCGAATCGCAGGGCTGACACCACCAGCATAACCGAATTTAACCGAATGGTCGGCTATTAAAGCGACAGGATTGTTACACCCAAAATTTAAGGATCAGCAATGTTCGACTTAATTAAGTACCTCGTTAAAAACGATATTCAGCACACTGTTTCCGATAACGGGAATATTACCGTCACCCACAATCTAGATCTGGAAGATGTTAGCGGCGTCGACGCCTTGCCGGACAATCTGACCGTGGGCGGCTGGCTCGACCTGCACGGCACCAGCATCACCGCGCTGCCGGACAATCTGACCGTGGGCGGCTCGCTCGACCTGCACGGCACCAGCATCACCGCGC